GCGACATGAACAAGCGGGAGCAGGAAGCTCTCGCACAGTGGTGCGAATCACAACGGAGGTGTGCGGTGTGCTGGTGGCCAGAGGACAAGTACGGCCGCAGGCTGCATGTTCATCACATGGTGAGTGGCGTGAACCGCGCAAAGGCGCACCAACCGCAGTGCTACCTGCGACTGTGTGACAGATGCCATGATGTGTATCACAGCGGACGAGTATCTGGTTTGTTTCCTGATCTGAACGCCCGTATACTGTTGCAGGCAAAGCGGGAGAGCGACCCGGAGAACTACGACCCGGCGCACCTCGCAGCTCTGAAGAACAAGAAGCACTTGGGATACGAGCCGGAAGCGATCCCAGAGTTTTACCTGAGAGAGCGTCAACGGAATGAACGCTGACATCCCCTACATGCGTTGTTGGGTGCGAAGAGAACTCATCGGTGAGGGCTCGGGCGAGGAGGAGGCGTACGCATTCGCCGTTCAGTCTGTCCCCGGACGGGCGCTGGCATTCCATGTGATGTTGCGATCCGGTGCCCATTACCGCGGCGTCCCCATCCACGCCATCCTCGCTGCCCCCGGTGGAGAGGTGCTGCCGCTCCAAGAGTGCGCGCTTTGGGATTGTTTCACCTACACGCCAACTGTCACGGTGTTCTCCTATCTCAGGGAGCACCAGTGCATTTGCCGCACCAGAAGCTTGGAACGCAAGGGAACCTATCGGTTCACCGTTGACTGGCTCCCTGACTCTTGGGAGCGGCCCGGGTTTGTTCTGAGCCCAGAGCAGAACAAGTGCGCCCACGTCATTGAAACGGACAACGGAGGGCTCTTGGCCTTGCCCACCAACCGCATCCAGTGGATCGACGGCTACTTCATTGGGTCCAAGGGATGCGCACGGAACATGGCGTACCGCGTGCAGGATGAGACCTACCACGCGGAGCATGCCGAGACGTTCGATGTCGCAACGAGTGACAACTATGCCTACTGAAGACACCGACTACACCTGCCAAGTGATCCGCGTCACCGCCCCCGACACGGTGATGGTGCGGGTAAACGTACCTCCAATGATGGGCAGCACCACCATCTACCTGCGGCTCTTCGGTGTGGACTGTGAGGAGGAGGCGAAGCGTGGCATCGTTGACTGGGTAGAACTGCACAGCGGAACCATCGAACTGCTGGTGCTGGACTGGCTGCGTGATCCCTACGGAAGGGTGCTGGGGGATTTGTCCAATGGAGAAGAAGGAGTCACCGACTACCTCCAGCGGGTCGGGCTCGCCACGCCCAAGCCTAACCACCATACAGAAGCGGTGGCTGACCTGCTTAATTCGGAGGAGCCTGAAGAATGAGATTGCTCACGGGCGGCACGGCCAAAACCACAAACTGCCAACTGGAATTCTGCTGGGAAGCCGGCGTCGATTCATTCAACCGCCGCATGGAGAAGATGGTGAGCGAGTGGATCGTAAAAAATGAGAAGGCGATCAACAAGAAGCTTCCGCATCAGGTGGTGCAGCTCATGCTGGAGCAGTTCCCCGACCTCCGGTACGTGGAGGCGAAGGACTACGCATTCAGAATTGCGAAGGGGCACCAATGAACAGCCGCCAGAAGGGTGCCAGGGGAGAGAGGGAGGCCGCGGCCGCGTGGTCTGAAACCTTCGGCGGGCAGGCCCGCAGGGGCCAGCAGTTCTCCGGCTCCAAAGACTCACCCGACATCGTTATCTCCCAGCCGAACATACATGTGGAGGTGAAGCGCACGGAGCGGGGCAATCCCTATCAGTGGCTGGAGCAAGCCTCCCGGGATGCCGGCGGCAAGGTCCCCGTTGTGATGCACAAGCGCAACGCCCGGCCGTGGCTGCTGATCATGGAGTTAAGCAATGCCCCCCGATTCATCTTGGCAGCGCAAGACACTGGCCCGGCTGCGGAGGTGGGCACAGAAGAGGTTCCCAGTGCAGATGCCAGTGAGGGTGTATCTCAGGGCAATCCCTGACAAGAGCTACCTGGGGTACTGCACGTACGACGAGGTCAAAAACAGGGCGGTGATTGTCATCCGCCCGCTGGCAGACAAGTCGATGCTTGTGTCCACTTTCTGTGAAGAGTGGGCACACATCAGAACGATTCATCTGGAGGACCCCAATGCAGACGATCCCGCTCACGGCCCGACATTCTGGTCCGAATACGGAAGAATCGAACACGCCTCCCGTCAGGTTGCTTGGTAGGGTGGAGATTGTCGGAGAGATTTCGCCAGACCCGTACAAGGCGATCACCGACCAGTGCTACGCGCTGCTGACACGCAAGCGCAACTACTACGGCTGCGGTGAGGACCCGCTCTCCAATGCTCTTGGAGTGGCAGAGGACGGCATTGATCCTGCCACCTACCAGCTTGCCCGCATCGGCGAAAAGCGCCGCCGCCTCCAAGGACAGTTGTCCCTAGAAGACCGGATCGAAACCTACCTAGACATCATGGGCCATGCGGCCGTTGCCATTGCGTGCCTCCAGCGTAATCCAGAATAGGGTCAGCGTGATCCATGCCGGGCATGTCTACATGTACTGTTATGTCGATGGCGACGAGGAAGAGATAGCTGAAGTGATATTGATGGATGTCGCACGCGGCAAACTGCATCCGTTTGCCGGCGGCATGCTCCGCTACCTGATCAGGAGTGACGGTACGAAAAAGACTGACTAAGCGTCAGCAGGCGCTCACCGAAGAGTACTACTCGCTGGTCCCATTGCTCGGAGGTTATTTCCTCCAGCATCGCCCGCCGTGGCAGCGTGGAAATCTCAGGCCAGACTTAGAAGGAGAGGGCTTCTTGGCCCTCGTCAAAGCTGCCCGCACGTACGACCCCAAGCGGTTGCCGTACCCCAAAGCCTACTTCGCACGGGCGGTTCTGAACGCCATGCTAAAGTGGATCAAACGATCCCAGCGTACACCCAGAGAGAACCGCGTCCCACTCTCCATGGCTGAGGAGATGGTCAGCTACGTGCAGGAACTGGATCATCTCAGGCTCGCCATCGAAGCGCTGCCCGACGAGGTGTGGGAGTTCGCTACCCAGCGGTTCGCTGAGGGGATGACTTTGCGAGCCCTGGCAGAGGAGCATGCCCTTCCGGTGAAAGCTGCGAGCGCCCGGTCGCACGCGCTGGCCGCCTCGCTGGCCGATCTGTTGGGAATCCGTCTTCCGCCGCCAAAGCAAGAGACCTGACATCGGAAGGGTAGTACATTGGCCGGCTCTTTGGCCGGTTGGTCGGCTTCTCCACGCCGGCCAAGCATAGCTTCAAAGCTATACGCTCCCAGGTCATCCCGTCCTGCCGCATGGCGATGATCTTCTTGGCGACCTCCCGCTCCTTCTCGCACGGCACCCATTCCCCGTTGATCCCCTTGCCCTTGCGGGTCCAGCCCCATGGTCGGGCCGTGGCGTAAGGCTTGCCGTTGCGCTTCAGGTATTGCCACGCATCTCGGACCCGCTCGCCGATCCGCTTGCGTTCCATCTCTGCCACTGTGGCCATGACAGCCATCATCATCTGCCCGACAGGGGTGGAGGTATCCATGCCCAGGTCTAGGAACTGCCATTCAATCCCAACCTCCCGGCAGTCCCGCACCGTGACAAGGGCGTCGATGGTATCCCTGAAACCACGGTCCAGCTTCAGCAGGACAACCTTGCCCCCGTGGCGCAAAGCATCAAACATCTTTGACCCCTCCGGCCGCATGCGGATAGGCGTGCCGCCAGAGATGTCATCATCGATGAACACCCCAGACGGCACCACCCCATGCCGCGCCGCATGATCCAACAGCATCTGCCGCTGGTTGTCAGCAGACAACGCTTGGTCATCGGTTGACACCCGGCCGTACAGATAGACCGCCATGCTTCACCCCTTCAGCGTGGACACCCAGAAGATAAAGCCCATCATCACGCAGGCCAGACTGAAATCCATAAGCTCGCTCATCTGACAACCTTCCATAATGACTCAGCCAACTCCATGGTCGCCCGACCGACACGCTGGAACGGGCGATCCTCCACCACCGGCTGATACTGTGGTGGATAATTGTACACCTGCGGAGGCGTGTAGGAAACCCCGTTGTCCTTCCACGCCGCCATCACAATCAGAACCAGCAAACACCTCCATGCGTCTTGCAACATTGGTCACTCCACAACAAACAGGTAGTGAGTGGCCTTGTCTTGGGCGACAACACGCTTGCCGTCCTTGTCGGTCCACACCGTCAGCACATCGTCCATGGGTGGGGGCGTTGGCGTTCCATTGGGCGTTGGGCAAACCTCACGGAATTCGCCGGAGCCGAACAGCTCCACAAGGAAAGCCGGCCCGATGCCAACCTGCAACTGCTGCCACGCTTCGGCCATCTCGGCCGCAGTTCCAGGCTGCTTGGCGATCCGCTGAATCTCAGCAAGATGCTGGCCTGTCTTGCGCAAGTTGATCGGATGCTGAAACATCCGGCCAAAAACGGTTGTTGCACCCAACCAATCAACCGCATCGAAATCATCAGTGAAATCAATCATCATCCCTCCATTAAAAAGGTAAGTCCGCATCCCACTCCCATCGCCTCGCCGTCTCCTCACGCATCGTCCAGTACGTTTCGCCCTGCTGGCGAAGCCGCCGCTCCGCTGCCTTGGCAGATTGCTTTGTCGCCCATGTCTTTTGTTCGGCATGCCCCAAAGGGACATCGCCTTTCTTCCCCCGCACCACAGGCCCGTGCGGCCTGACCAATACCCAGGTATCCATCACTTACTCCTTGCTACGATCTGACTGACACGCTGCCGGCTGACCCCTAGCCGCCTTGCGACCTCGGACTGATGCACCCCCTCACCCACCAGCCGCAGCACCGCATCCTTCACACCGGCCTTACTCAGAGACGCCCGGTATCTCCGCAGCGGGCAGGTCTGCATGCTGGTTGAATGCTTGCCACTGCACTGCCGGCCACAGTATTTGCGCTTCTGGCAGGCGTACGCTTCAAAGTTCGCCCCGCATTCCTCACATCGCTGCCACTGCTTAGGCATTGCTCATACTCTCACTAAGAAACAAGCGGACTTGGCGGTACAGGAAGTCCACGTCTTCCCTGCCTGCCAATGCCCGCTCACACAGAACCAGTAGCCGGATCGCCTCCTCCATGTTGGCGTCGGTCCACCATCGATTCATAGGGTCCCTCCTTTGCTAGGTCACTTGCCTCCCACTCCGTTCATGGTGTCAAACATCATCGTCAGCCGAACGCAGTCCTCCCACATCTGGCGGTAGGCCTTGCGGTGGCCGGCGCTGTACGTCTCATCCAAGTGGCACCGCTTCATGTCGTTCCCCATGGATTCCAAGGCGCTGCACACCAGCGTCCTGTCTTTACCGTAGACTGCGGCCGGGATGTACGGCCACTGCTCCCCGCCCAGCCAGTGGTCGAAGTCATCCACCTCATGCTCGGCCGTGGTGAACGATACGCCATTCCGCTTGGCGGCACGGTCGAAGTCCGTACACTCGGCGTCCTCCTCCAAGTAGCAGAAGTCCCCGCGGCTGGGGAAGTCTGTCCCCAGGCCAAGCTTCTTGCACAGAGACTTCGGAACCTCCAGCCAGCCATGGCCGGGATCGGAGATGAACCGCAGCATCACGCTCTGCGGCCTCCTCTTTGCAGCCTTCTTCTTAGCCATCACTGTCCTCCTTAATCTGCTTGGCCCAGCTCTCAATCTCGCCAACCCTCCCGCGGATCACCCAACGCAGGTGATCTTCGCTCACATAGCCTTCAGCCATGATGATGTCCAAGTAATCACGCAGCCTTCGGGAGCCCAACACACGGCGATTGGCCTCGCCCCACAGTGGGGCAAGTTCGTACGGCAGCTTGTATCCACGCACCAACCACGCATCAACCATCACGCACCTCCTATGAAATCGCATGGATCGCATCGACCAATTGGAACATCACTGTGAAACTCCTGATCCCGGCCGATGGACTCATGCCGTTGTCGTTGCACCAATCTCTGATCGCTTCTTCACGGCTACCCTCGCCCGTGATCCAAGGATCGATCACGGATTCAAAGGACTTCAGCCGCTGCCGGAATGTGGCAAGGCCGATCACACCCTCCGGATGCTTCGGCCCATGCCAGCTTTTGTAGTCAGCGTGCATGTCGGATAGCTGCTTCTTAGTCCATCCTGCCATCACTCACCTCCTCAGTGTTTCACTACCTGCTCCTGCTCCACTACAGAGAGGAGTCTACCCACCTCCCGGCACCGCCGTAATTCCTCGGCGTGCAGCTCCGTGTTGTCATCGATATCCCACGGGGCCATCTCCTCCAGTTCGGCCTCGTCCCGTTTGATCGCAGCCTTCAGGTAGAAGAACTGCTGCGGGGTCAACTGCACGGTGATCATCACTCCCTCCCGGTCTGTTTCTTGGTGGCACATTCGTACGCATGCTGCAAGATCGGACGCTCCAGCAGGTGCGCAACGTCCCGAAGCGTGGCCAACATGGCCCGCACCGCAGCGGCATCGTCGTCACTCAGTTGCTGAGGAGAGTCTCGCAACCTCCGGTCCAACTGGTTGATGCGATGCATCACCGCCTCGGCGGTCCCCAGAAGCTGACCATGGGTAAATTCAACAGTCGGCATCACTCCCTCCCTTCTGCTTTGGCAATCACCTCCCGAAGAGATTGCAGGATCACGCCCGCAGGCCATTCGCTCAGTCTGTACTCTCCATCCGTAAACTGAAACAAACTCAGGTCGCTGGCGATGGCTTTGCACACGGCAAGCATCTCTGGTGCAGCCGCAATGAGGCGGGCGTTGGACTGCCACTCCTCACGGCTTATGTCTAGGTCGCACGCTGCGTGGCGGAATCGCACCGCCGTGGCAACCGTCAGGTCACGCGGTCCCTCCGGCCCATCGGCTTCGATGCAATCTCCGTTTGCGTACCACGGCCCAGGTGTATTTGCCATCACTTCGATCCTTTCTTTACTGGTCGATACACCGGCCGTCAACCCACGCAGCCGAATCAACATCGCCCATTCGCACAACCACACGCAGTCCCTCGTAACAAGTAAGTTCACTGCACATATGGGCAAGATCATCCAGGTCAAACCCGTCGATCATGTCCCGCAGTTCCTGCGCGGCTTCGCTTTCAGACAGCACTTTGAGTGGGAGCATCACGCAATCTCCAGTAGGTGAAGGATGTCGGACAGGATGGGGCGCACGCGGTCAACTTCATCCGCGTCTTCAGCGGTGGAGTACGGTGACACCATCAGTTTCTCCAGGTCTTCCAAGGCAAATCGGACGGCCGTCTTCAACTCCTCGGCCTGCTCGTCGGTCAGTTCAATCGTTGGCTTATGCAGCCTCCAGTTTCTTCAGTATGTCACGCAGTGCGCTCTCCAGAGCAATCAGGGACGGCGAAGGTCGCCGCGCTATCACCCAGTCGATGCGATCTAGGATCATTTGCCGATCGTCCTCGGCTTGGTCAGCAGTCCAGTTAATCATTGGCATCGGTAGTCTCCGGGTCTGGCCAGTCGGTAATGTAACTGGCAGTGTCGGGTTCATACACGTTGTCGCCTCGCTCATCTAAGATCGCAACGAGCACAAGCGTCTCGCGCTCCTGCGGGTAGATGCTATCTCGGCAAAGAGCAACCGCATCCTCCGCAGTGTCGCCGTCGTAGCGGCCGTCGTAGACCTGTCCGGTGTCGTCGTAGTATCCGATCAACCTGTAGTCAGGCATTGGCCACCTCCACCGCTGCCGCGTGGCCCCGCTGCAACATCGCGTGGTCCATGGCCACATGGCCGAGAATCTTGTGGGCATTGGCGATATTCAGTCGCACAGCCTGCCACAGCGCGTCTTCCTCCGAATCGAAGTCACCTTCCACCCCAGCATTGCTGCTGCGGGGGGAACGAAACATGGGGACATACACCATGTTCAGCATCTGCAATCCCCATGGCTTTCGGGCAGCAGTTTTCGGGCCGCTCATGTCACAACCTCCTTCTCATACACAGCGGAGTACCACCCCGTGCAGTCCTCCACCCAGAACCCAGCGGCCGACAACGCATCGGCCAACTGTTCGATCTTGTCATACTGCTGGCCGTCGTAGTTCACATACGGCCACAGCGGATCACCCCGGTAGTGCTGAAGGATGAGCAAGGCACCCTTGCCATACTCCCCGTCGAACTCAGGCCGGGTGTAGCACACAAAGTCCTTGCCCAGCACAGACTCAATCACGCCTGCGGCTCGGGCCATCTTGGCGAGGTCGCCGGATGTCATGTGCTGCCCTCCTTCTTTGCAAACATCTCCCGCAACTGCCGCCGCACAGCCCACGTTTCGCCAGCCTTCAACCGGGCCAGCCGGGCGATGTCATCTTGATGCCACATGCAATCGGTGGGCCACCAGTCTTCCCACCATACATCGCCCTCGTCGCACCGCTCGCCAATCTTTTGGCATGCCTTGGCGTAGCGATCCATGAACATGCGACCGGGATCGTCCACCGTGCGAACGCACACCTCGGTGTCGTCCACCTCCTCGGCCTGCTCAATGCACCGCAGATGATAGGCCGCATTGACCAGCGACCGGATCAGTGCAGTGTGGTCGTCATCATCGGACGGCCGATCCCCACGCGGGACGCACGACTGCATGATCATCTCCGACACACCCTCGGCAGTCGGATAGTCATCACTGAATCGGAACATGCTGTATTCCAGGATCATACGGTCACCTCCTCCGTGTATTCCAGCGCCGCCTTAATTAGGTGGGCTGGATCTGGAGACACGCTGTTTCGGTACTGTCGCACCAGCCCGCTAGTCTCACGGGTAATGAATCCCTGCGGCCGGTCGTACATATGCGCCGCAAGGATGTCATCCCGCACATCTTTGCGCTTGCCAGTTGCCAAGGCATGGCTCACCAGCCGGAACAGTTCCGCGAAATGATTGTCAGGCATTGACCACCTCCAAATGCACATTGCCACGGGTCGAATCCCACTCACAGTTTACCGGATCATCGGACTCATCTGCCCGGTGATCCACACACAGCGTCCACCGTCCGTACAGATCACGGGCCGACGCCTCTGCCTCTTCACGGGTGGCAAACCGAATGCCGTTGCCAGCCCACTCATTGCCCACCTTCACCATCGGTCGGTAACTCATGTCGTAACCTCCTCGCCTAATAGGAATCGATCACAGTCGGTCAGCCACTGCGAATAGTCGCAGTTCTTTTCAGGCAGTTCCCGGTTGTCTTTGTCGTAGATGTGCTGCCACAGAGCCTCATCAATCAACGCTTTCGCCCGCAGCAATAGCCGCTCGCAGGCGATGCAGTCATGTGCGGTCATTCGTCATCCTCCAAGTCCTCTGGGTCATCCTCAACCCATGCCCAACACTGAACGTAGGCTCCGTTGTCTGCACCACGGGACACCACGGCGCCATCATCGAACTCCAATTCGCCATCGCGGTGCAGCGTGCGGTCAGCCTTTTCCCGATACCACGCATCATCATGGGCACTCATCGCACTCCTCCTGTTCAAAGGTAAACACCCATCCACATGCCCGACAGCAGGCATGCCAGAGAGAACCAAGCGGGGCAGCCCAGGCCACCTCGCAGCAGTCACACATTGGGCACATGGGATTCCTCCAGTTTCCTGACGGCAGACAACGCAGACTCCAACTCACTGATGCAATACTGAAGATGCGTCATCAGATCGGCCCGATCATCGGCATCCCGGTACGCGCCCAAGATCACATCCGACAGGGCATCGCCCCAGTCATGCTGATCCTCAATGGGCTGTTGTTTCAGCCGGCGGGCAAGGCACTGCCCACCTTCTTGGCTGTCGGCCAGGGCATCGAACACCTGCTTATCCAACATGCTGCACCTCCTTTGGCACACGTTCAGTCGCATCGGCCACATGCCGCTCCACAACCGGAGCCCCCGCGTTGCAGGCATCCCGCATCTGCGACACCAGCTGATCGAACGTCTTGCGGGAGAATCGCTTGGCTTCCTGCAATAGCTCCGGCCGCAGGCCCAGCATGCTGAGGCGGATAGAGATCAGACCATCTCCCAAATCCTCCACGGGGTCGGCGCTGAAGAAGTAGCCCCGCCCCTTGTAGTAGGAGACTTGGCATCGCACCGCCCAGTTATCACGCACGGGGACCTGCCCCACGGTCACGCTTTCAGACATCACTCACCTCCAATCCCAGTTCCTCTCTTGCCTCTGAATCCCACAGTTCCGGCAATCCATCCTCCATGCGGTATGCAAACCGCACGGCAGGCTCGTTGTCGGAATCGAACACTGCCTCCACATCCAGATACGATCCGAAATCATGGGGACAGCTACGGATGATCAGCCTGCACCCATCCGGCAGTTCACCGAACATGCGGGTTAGCTGCCCGATGTAGGCCCGGCATTCCGCCCGGGCACGCTTCATGTAGTCCTCATCACCGACCGACGCACACGCTTCCCCGTAGGGGGTAGCACCAAGACTGACGGCATCACGCATGTGTCACCTCTTTCTGTCGCTGCTCCCAGTCGTACGGGAAGACAGGAACCCACGCCCATCTCCCATCATCCATCGCACCGCCGAAGAACCGATCCGCATCCCAGCCGAGCTTGGCGCACAGCCGCCGCACCGCCTCCCGGTGGTTGGCCTCGCTGTCTAACTCACTCGCATACGGTGCCACAGCGAACTGCCCGTTAGCCATGGCCCGCACGCAGGAACCCCGAATGTTCGTCGGCCCGTGATACTTGCTCGTAATCGCCACCATGTCACACCTCCTTAGTTCCCGTGATCCAGAACCCCAGCCGCCCGAAACACCGGGCGGTCGTCACTGTCCGCAACAATCTCCACATGGCCGCGCTCCACATCGATGAGGTTGGCCCAATCCCAATGGCCGGGCCGTTGCACCTCCTCGCTGTCCCATGTGATCTTCACCACCAGAGTGGTTTCCCGTCGCATGTCACACCTCACGCCTGAAGAATGGGCAGGTTGGCAACGGCCGACATAATCGCCTTACCACCATGCCCGGGGATGTAAACGTCACGCAGGCCCAAGCCGATCTTGCGCCGACCCGCACCATCGCACAGGTTGCAGGTCAGGCAGGACAACCGATGCCCTGCCTCTTTGCTGGCAGGACACAGGGCCTCGCTGGCCAGCGGCTCACCGCCCCGCATGGTGCGGAAGGTTCGCCAGCCCAGAGACTTGGCATGCTCGTATGACCACGGCCCGGTAAGACCGTGAACGGACGCCATGAGAAACTGCCGGTACTCCGCATAGGCCGGGTTAGCCCATTGATGGGTGTATCCGGTCCACCCGGAGGAAAGTCCGGCAAGATGCCGCACCAGTTCCAACGGAATCATCACCGGCTCACCGTAGGTGCCGAACCGCACCTTCCGCCCGACGATGTACCGATCATGCAGGGCAGGATCGTAGTCCACATAACGGCCACGCCTGAACGCACCGTAAACCATGGCAGGACCCTGCCCGACGTTGACATAGCAGGCCCGGAAATTCTTCTTCTTCCGGTTCCTGCGCCTCTGCGTGGCCACCAGCCCACGCATGGGGCAATCGTTGCAGATTGCAACATCCCCACCTGACCGCACCGCTTCCACTGGGTGGACATGTGACCTAATGATGTAGGTCTGGAGCATCGACCCGGTCTTGCTGTTGGAAGACTTCCCCAGCGGCATGATGACCACATAGGGACTGCCATCAAACGCAGACCGGCCTCGGTGCAGAATGACACCCAGAGGCTTGGCGGTGCGTGATCTTGCGACCATACGCACCTCCATGAATAGAACCGACTGCCAGAAACGGCAACCGAACCCGGGCAGGCGGCATTCGGACTTACTTGGGCAATCGCCCGTTCGCCGCGTCCACCTGCCCGGGATCGAATCCCGTCAGTGAATCAGATCAGAGGGGCAATGCAGGGCATTCGCCGCTGCATGCCAGTCTCCGCGGACTGCCGCCATTAGCTGCCCGAAATCGGCAGTGTGGTCATGCGTCCGCAGGTATCGCAGCCGCTCCCGCCAGGAGTAGCAGCTACCCCACACCTGTTCGCATTCCTCAGTCTCCCGCATTGAATGATCTTCCTCATCCAAGATGGGATAATCATCCAAGCCCTGCCGCAGCCCATCGGCTGTCCGCAAGGCCGCTTCATCGGATTCATGGATGGCGATCCACTCCACCCATCCCACGGCCCAGTGAGACTCTCGGACAACCTTCACGGTTTCCGACTCCCCACCGATTTTCCGCAGCATGGAATGGAAGTTGGATTCCTCCAAGCAGTCCGAATCCCTGGAGCGCCCGACACCAGCGCAGAAATACTCCGGCCATTCGGCACCGAAGTAGTCCCGCGGCATCTTCCAACGCTCCAACCGTTCCGGCTGGTACATGGAAAGACTCCTTACGCTGCCCGCATGCTCATAAGTTAACACGTTAACTTCATCGCATGCGAACGTGTTGATACCCTTTATTAGACACGACGCACAATAAAAAACCGAAAGATTTTTTAGTGTGTCACACTGGCCGCATATGCGATCAGTGTCGGCGGTATCCTCGGCGATTGCCGGAATTCCCGCCAGTGTCCCCCGCACGTTTCGCCCTGACGGCCGAACGTATGTTGTACGTTCGTCGCATTGTTGAAACGCTTGCACCCATATATTAGACGCGGGGGGCAATATAAAATCCGGCCCGGTCCAAAATTCTTTGAACCGCCCACTAGACACGGGCCGATATGTTGCTATGCTTGGGTTGTGGTCGGTCGTTTCCGGCCATGTGTTCGGCTGTCCAGTTCGGAGGGTATGATCATGATTGTCAACGTTAAGAGTCTTTCGGCCACCTATTCCACAGTGCGGGAGATGCTTGCCATACCCGGCGTGGTGGAAGGATTGCGGTTGTGGATCGTAGGTTGTGCGAAACGGGACGGGCTATCCGGTGCCGATGCTGATGATGCGGGGCAGCGGTTTTTTATGCTTCTGTTAAAGGCCCCGGATGGTATCGAACCGACCCGGGCCGTTTTCGGGGCAAGGCGGTTTTTGAAGCGTTCCGGATGGATGGATCGAACCGGGGCAAGGCGGAAGGCGAATCGGACTCTCCCCATGCCGGTCGGGGGTATCGTCTCATTGGCGAACGTGGGGAGCCGCGCAGGCCTGACGGACAACCCCTCCGCCATAGTGTCTGCGATGGAAACGGTTCAGGCCCTTTCCATGACAGCGTGCGGGCGAAACGCCAAGGCCCTGCGAAAACTTAGCATGGACGATATCCGTGGCATGGCATGCCCTGCGTTGCAAGGCGGGACGCCCGTAGAAATGGTGGACGCGGAGCCTATCACCCTCCGCCCGATGCCAGCCCAAACGGGCGATGGCACGGAGTGGCGGGGTTCGCCCGAGGGGTTGACCGTCGAATACCATAACGTCCGGGGGTTCGCCCTCCGCCGCTGGTACTGAAAATCGGTACAGTGTACGAAAGTTTACCCCTCCCCCTCACGCGGGGGGAGGGGTTTTTTGTTGGCGGAAACGGAAACGGGGAAGGGGGACAGTAGAAGGTAGCGGGCGATGCATCCCGGGGAATCCGGCGGATGCGGGGCGGTTTTTGTCCAGCCGTTGACTATGGGCTTTTGGCCCGGCGAGCCGTGCCGAAACGTAAAGTGTTGGCGGGCATAGACTTAGGATCGGCCGACATCAGCAAGAACTCCCCCCCAGCCCCCCCGGCCCGGCGAGCGTAATCAGTCCATTCCCCACCCGGATTTTTTCCCACCCTTAGCCCCCACCGGCCTTTTCCGCGTGTTTCCGCGTGCCGCGTTTCTGGGGGGCGATGATCTGGGCCTGTTTGCAGGGCAATCTCCTACATGACCTGCTCCTGCTGCTGCTACATCTGCCAAGCCCCTACCCCCGACTGCTGCGGCGAGGAGTTCCCCAGGCTGGCAGGGGTTTGCTGCGAGGGCGTCTGGCGTGTTGGGGCGGGGGTGTGCTGCAACGGGATTTGGCGAACCGGGGCTGGAACCTGCTGTGATGATGTCTGGTACACAGCTTCTGGGACCTGCTGCGACAACGTGTGGTACACGGCTGCGGGGCGATGCTGCGGCAATGTGTGGTATCCGGACGGGGAGGAGTGTTCGGAGGGGCAGGTGTGGGTTCCTTCCTTGGGGGAGGAGCTAGAAAACTGCTGTGGGTGCGTTAGCGAGGGGGCTGTAGAAGGCTGCACTAGCGTGTGCTGCGACTCCACGGGGGTGTACTGCGGGGATGAGACTGGGTGCTATGGGTCATGCTGTGTGGATGGGGTGTGTGCGGACGAGTTCCAGGCCGACTGCGCAGGGGTGTGGAACTCTGGGACGTGTGAGTTAACGGGGTGCCCGGTGGCCTGCTGCGAGGAACTCGCAGATGGTAACCCGTCTTGCAATGAGTTTTCCTTTACGGCCCAGTGCAATTCCCCATCTGTGGAGGGCGCTGACTGTGACACGGCCTGCCTGGGTGAATGCTGTGATGCTGATGGCGTGAGCCTGGGTCAGCAGACCCAGTCTGAATGCAATGCCTTGGACGGCTACTGGGCCGGGGTCGGAAGTACTTCCTGCCAGGACGTTGATGAGTGCCGGTCGCCGTTTACGCCGGAGTGCTGTGAGAGCAAGCAGTCTTCTGGTGCAGGGCTGACCTTTACCCAGCCACGGAACAAACGCACGCCTCCCTTCGATGGGACTTTGATGGCCACGGCCACCGGGACCACGGACTCCCCGATTCTGATCCATGGGATACCTGTTGGGAAGGTAGGGAAACGGTGCCCGTTCAATGTTTCCTTCCTGCTCTGCGGGGATAGTTTCAACATCGAACCAGTCCCGTGTGGCTCCAACTTCCACAAGGTCGATGTCACGGTCTGCTGGGACGAGGCTCCCGTGACGGCCGAGACCCTGAACTTCTCTGGCTGCAACGGGCTCACCGTGTGGCTGGGGAACTGTCAGGAAAGCTGCGTCACCACGCTCTCGTACACCGGGGCTGGGGCGACGAGCAACGCCAGCATCTTTCTGCTTGGAGATGGGGTGATTGCCGCCAACGGCACAGGCCCGCTGGTGCTGACGGCGAACATCACGCACTCAGGTAGCTGCGACCGCAAGCTGACGCTGACCGGCACCAGCACGGCAGCCAACGAACTCTCCGGTGAAATCCAGAACGGCCCCAGCGACACGGACGTTGAGAAAACAGGCGTCGGTCTGTGGAGGCTTTCCGGCAACAGCCCCTACGCCGGCCAGTTGAAAGTCTTAAACGGCACGCTTGTCATTGCCGCTGGTGTCAATGAACTGGGCTCCAGCCCGTTCGGCGATTCCTCTGCTCCAAGGCCTGTCATTGGAAATTCCGCTGCTGGGGCGACCGGCACGGCGGCGATGCTGGTTTTGGGTGGGGTGCTTACTGACACCAGTGGTTCCATTGACCGCACCTTCTCTGTGGCGGCGCTTGGCAGCGGGGCGTCTCAGGTGGTGGTATTGGGAACGACCGGCACGGGCGATGCGGTCATCGGCACCGCATCCACCGACATCCGGCTTGGTCGTTCTGTCACGCTCCAAGCTTCCGATAACTCCACGGCGATATTCTTGGGTCGCTGGCGAGATTTTAACGGCAACACAAATCCTGTTGTGGGGTACACCATCGGCTCTGTCGGCAATGCCGGAGTTGTTCGCCTGCGGAGCATACTTTCCGGCTCTGCGACGGGCGTAGACATCGTCAATGGAACTGCCCAGGTCGCCAACACCGACGTGATAAACGTGAACACGCCGGTGACGATCCAAGGCGCAGTCTTGGATATCAAAGCCCAGAGCGGGAGCATCTCTCAGAGACTGGGGACGATCACCTTTACTGGTGGGCCTGGGACTATCGAAAGCAGCGACAATAGCGGGACGCTCCGGCTGGACAGCGGCTCCACTGCCACGGTCACAGTCAGTGGAACTGGCCATGAAATCAGCCTGCCCGTGGAACTGCTTGTGAACTCCACGTTCAATGTCGGCGGTGATCTGGAGGTGAGCGGCAACGTCTCCGGTTCTGGCAATCTGACGAAATCCGGGTCCGGTACTTTGGAGCTGTCTGGGGCCATCTCCTACACCGGCACAACCGACATCCAAGCTGGGACGCTCATCGTCAACCAAGAGTTTGCCGGGTCAGCCGACATCTCCGACGTGACGTTCACCCCGACCACGCTCACGGTTGCGTTCACAACAACCCCGACCTCCGGCGCAACGTACCAGCTTCTCGGCGGCGCAACCACGCAGACCTACGGAACGGTCACGCTCACCGGAGCCGGTGGAGCAACAGCAACCTACAACGCCGCAAACTCCACCCTCACGATCAACTGACATGGGATGCATTGAAAAGTACTACGAGGACGGGGTTCTGAAAGAGCGGGACTGCCACACCTCAGAGCCAGTAGATATCCCTACTTCTGGGCCGGGCACGGAGCTAAAGAAGCTCTTGGCTCTTGTTGGGATCACCTCAGTCCCCGGATGCCAATGTAACAGCCGGGCCAAGAAGATGGACCGGATGGGGTGCCAGTGGTGTACGGAAAACATCGAAACCATTGTCGATTGGCTGCAAGAGGAGGCGTACAAGCGGCACCTGCCGTTCGTCCGCATGGCCGCCAAGTTGCTGGTGAAGAGAGCAATCCGCAACGCGGACACTAAGAAGTAGGGAGACACCTATGAACGCAATGCGTGATTACAACAAGTTCTTGGCCGACACGGGCGCTGGCGTGGACGCGGCCGGAAGACTGGCGTTCGACAATCCGGTCGGCATGTATGCGGGCCCCAGTGAGCATGCCGCCGCGGCGAGGACGCTTCGTCAGGCCGAGGCCAGAATGGTTGAAGAGGAGACCGAGGCCCAGCGCCGCCAGCGGATGATCATGGACCAGCTCGCCCGCTACTCTCCTCCCACGGGCTACAAGTTCGACTTCCGCATGCTGGCCCCCGGCCGTGGCTGATGTGATGGACTGGTTCTTCGGGCCTGAAGATGAAGACTGACTGCGGCTGCCAAGAGTGCCAGGGCGAGAAGATCAGGAAACTTTTGGAGGAACTCCGTGGACAAAGACGGTGACAAGGTAAGGCAGCTTCGCAAGGGCCTCTGGGACAACATCCGCGCCAAGCGTGAGCGTGGTGAGTCACCAGCCAAGCCGGGCGACAAGGACTACCCAGATGCCAAGCAATGGAGGAAGCTCAGTGGACAGCGAGGGTGACAAGATTCGCAGCCTCCTATGGACCCGCAAGGAGGGGCAGGACCCTGACGGCGGCCTGAATGCCAAGGGCCGCGCCGCCTACAACCGGGCCAACAACGCCAATCTGAAACCTCCCCAGCCGGAAGGCGGGCCACGCAGGGATTCCTTCTGCGCCAGGATGAAGGGCATGAAGGAAAAGCTGACGAGCAAAGAGACGGCCAACGATCCGAACAGCCGGATCAACAAGTCCCTCCGCGCGTGGAATTGCTGATATGGCTGACGCTCTGAGCCGCACCGGGCGCGCAATTGCCGGCCTGATTGGCTACAACCCAGGCCCCGGGATTTACTCACGCCTGGAACGCGCTGTCCAGGCAATGCCAGAGAGCGTGCGCGTTGATGAGCTTCCGGGTTTATTGAAGCGCTACAAGGATGGTGTCCCGGGCTGGGAGCTGAAGGCGACCGACCTGGATTCTGTTATCGCAGGACGCGATATTGTGCCGCGGGCAGAACTTCTGGCAAGGGTCCAGGAACGCAGCCCGGTGTATACGCACAAGGAGGTGGTGCTAGGCGGCAATCCGCCGACCATCGACCATCCCAACTGGGGGCGGTTTCCAGATTCATTTCAGGACGGTCCATCCCGGCTTGGGGAAGGGGTTAATCACGGTGAACCGAAGTGGCGCGACCGCGGACAGGGCGGCTCCGACTACACCGAACTGTTGCTTGTGCAGCCCGGCGCGCGCGACAGCGACTTTGACACACATTGGCTAAACGCTGCGCACGGAGCGGATGACGCGGTCGCCCACGCCCGCTACGACATTCATGGCGATGCCCTGCGCATCAATGAACTTCAGTCCGACCTTGGGATTCATAACCGCAAGATGCGGGCCGAGGCGAAGCTCGGTGAGTCTCCGCCCCCGCAGGAGCCCGGCGAGCCTAGTTCGCATTATCTAGATCGGGCGCTCGCGCAGGGCTACCAATTGCAGCGCCAAGACGACGGTGCATGGGGCTGGGTCAACAACCCGGCCGAGATGGTCCGAGAGTTTCCGTTGGAGGATGCGTGGGCCGACGTTTTAATTAAGAGACTGGCACTGGAGGCCGCCCGCAAGGGACACCGCGCCATCGAAGTTGCTTCCCCGACCGCAATTTTCAACAAGGTCGGCAACCCGATGGATGCCGAGGAATCCTTGGCCAAGATGCGGCACCTGTACGACAAGGTCGTTCCAGGCGCAATTGAGCGCCTTGGTCGCAAGATGGGCGGCGTGATTGATGAGTCTCCGGCCGGAGCGTCTCTGGAGCCTGTAGGCGGCGAGCCGCTAATAGTCAGCAAGCGTCGGCTGATGAATGAAATTGGCGACTACGAAGAATCCAGCGGGCTAACTGAGCTAACGCCGGAATCCTTGTTCAGGGACTTGTCGCATGTTCTGACCGTAAAGGACCCGGAGCGTCTGGATCGCACGGCGCGTCGGCTGCATGATTCGTTGATTATTACGCAAGGGATGACCAAGCAGCAGGCGGCGCAAGAAATGCCACGGCTGATGTACTTGGCGGGCTTGGCTGGCAGGGCAACTGATGATGCTGCGGCGTACACTCGCGCCATTCGCGGGCATGCCGATGCGGCCCCTCCACCCCCCGGCCGCCGCTACATCATGTCCGACGAGATGCGCCGCCGCATCATCCAAGAAGGCATCCCCGCCGCCGTTGCCGCTGGCATGGTGAGCGACAAGCTGATCGAAAGGCTTGGTGAGCAGTAATGGACCCGGAAGATCAGGCGTTTCTGCGCCAACTCATCGAAGAGACAAAAGCCCTGCCGCAGGCGAAGATGCCGGGGGCTTTGTCTAGGGCGTTCTGGCACCCGGGGGTGCTGTCGTACGAAACCAAGTCTCCGCGGCAGTACGACCAAGACATGCGCCGCAAGCACTTCTTGGACAAGCTGAACGAGCGGTACGGGGCAAATCCGACCTACCTTGGCAGCGCGCTGTCTGGACCCCTTGTGGCTTACCGCGCCGGCGAGATGGATGACCTTGGAACCCCCTACCAAAAGTTCGGCAGCATCAAAGACCCGCTGGCCGGCGTGGTGGACATCCCGTATGACGGCCGCATGCCACTCGCCAAAGCCTTCCAATGGTTCTCGGCTCCCGCGGCGGTTGCCATCAATGCCTCCAAGGTTGTCGCCAACAGGATTGATCCAGCCCAACGCAGATATCCCGATGCCGAAAAGAATCTAGCGAAGGCAATCAACACAGCCACCATCTATGGCGCTGAGGACAGTGGGTTTGTGCCCAAGGGAACCGGAACCGCCTTTGACGAGTACACCAAGGAAACGGACGAGCGCAGCAGCATCCCGTGGCAACACCTAGACGCACGCCCAGCATACGAAGCAGGGTCGTACTCCAGGCAGGCCAAGATAGACGAGGCGATCCCATCGTCCTGGCAGAGCTTGGAACAGGCCGGTGTGCCTGCGTGGCTGGCGGCCCTATGGGGGGGCGTTATGGACACAGTCTTGGACCCGTTCGGCCGAAGTGTTGCGGTAGTGAAGATGGCTCGCAGCGGCATGCCTGGGGCATTGAAAGAGCTTGTTAAGGATTACGCGGTCGGCGTCGGAGTTCCTTCGGCTGGCAACGCGGTCGGTGCGGTGCCCGAAGTCACAAGACGGGTGGACGAACTCTTAGATCGACTGCACGGAGTGAACAGTGGCAGATAAGTTCCGCTCCATGCTTGCGGCACGCCGTCGCTTCGCATCTAAGCCCGCAAGCAAGTCCTCCCTTCCGCTACCAGATGGCGTGGACGGGGCGTACTTCCCAGATGAGCGGATGGCGGTGTGGGACGATGCCATGCCGCCAGACATGATTCGACAAACGCGCCGCCATGAAGCCATGCACGGCATCCGAGACATGGTTATGCAGGACCCGGAACTCCGCGCCGCAATCCCATGGTGGGCAAGGCGAGGTAAGGCCGGTGGGTTTGAAGACGAACTCCTTGCGCGCTTGGCTGGCAAGGATGTCATGGACTGGCCCATGTCACAGTACTTCATGGACGATCCCCTGAAGTACGGTGCCGCCCTTCCGTTCTACGCCGCGGCCCGCAACCCGGAGGGGCTCTTAGCTGGGGCTGTGGGAACTGGCGCAACGCTGGCATACGCGCTTTCCGGCGAAGAAGAAAAACCACCGCAAGAGGAAATCGCCCGCCGGTTCGACAACCTCATAGGGAGGTTAGATGGCAAGTCCCCTTAAATCCCTGGATGACGTTATCCGGCGCGTAGGCGATGCCGCAAGCTCTGGCACCATTCGGGCGTACCATGGGAGCCCGTATGACTTTGATAGGTTTGATGCGAGTAAGATCGGGACGGGGGAGGGGGCACAGGCGTATGGGCACGGCCTGTACTTTGCTGGTGTTGAGGACACCGCCAAGAGCTACCGCGACTCGCTGTCTGGCCAAGTGCTCATCGACGGTGAGCCAATGTCGGACTCGGTGGCCGGAAACGACTACATCCTCGCCCATGCATTGGCCAACAAGCAGCATGATCAACTGGCAGCGTGGCGCAAGACAGCGCAACAGCGGTACGATCACTTCTCTCGCCTCACTGACGAAGCAAGGGCTCGCTATCAAAAAGACCCAGAGGGCGAAGGCGTGCTGGCAGAGCTGGGGAGAGTGAAGCATGCCGCCGAGCTGGAGGCCGATGTCTTGGCCGCATTTCGTCGCCTGGACGGGAAGCGCGTCGAACTCAATCCGGGACGCATGTATGAAGTGGAAATAGCCCACCCGGAGTCCTCGCTGTTGGATTGGGACGCCTCGTTTGCACGCCAGCCTCCCGCCGTCCAAGAATCGTTGCGCACGCTGGGCATAACTGAAGACGATATGTTCTCGTCCGGCCGAGGCATTATGTGGGCCGTGCGTGACACCATTGATCCTATGAAGATGCCGCCCGACGCGCGTTCGGCGGCCATTCGCATGGCCGAACACGGCGTCCCTGGAGTGCGGTATTTGGATCGCGGGTCGCGCCGCGCCGGAGACGGCACCCGCAACTACGTAATGTTCCCCGGCACCGAAGACTCCATCCGCATCTTGCGGAAGTACGGCCTGTTGGCGCCGATAGCGGCCGGGGCGGCATACGAAGACGGCCAGCAGCCGGTTGAGATTCGGTAATAAACCCACCCATCTTTACCTTCCAGAAACAAAATCGGAGAAGCAGGACAGTAACTCTGTGAACCCCCGTTCACCCCTGAAGAGGTCACAGAGTCATGGCAGACGAAGAAAACCTTCCCGACATTCCCGATGCCGCCCCGGTAGCTGAGGCTGCGCCGCCGCAGGCCGAAGCCGCTGCGCCGCAGTCCTACGAGTCTGCTGCCCCTGTCAATGTCTACGACGCCTTTAAGGCGCTCCCTGATTTCCAGGGCAAGGAAGACATCGACATCGCCCGCAACCTCTACCAGTCCTACACCGGACTCCAAGAGGCGCAGCGTCAGCTCCAGCAGTACCAGACGGTTGTCCCCTACGCCCAAGAGTACCTTCGCAATCAGAAGGAGTTTGAGGCGTGGAGGCGTTCGCAGGCCGAAGCCGCCAAGCCTAAGCAGCCGGAGGCCCCGAAGTGGTGGGCCCCTCCGGAGGTGAAGGATACTTGGAAGAACTACATCGTCCGTGATCCGCAGACGGGCAAGGAGGTCATTGACCCCAACGCCCCGTTTGAGGCACAGCAGGCTCTCCGTGAGTATCAGGCCTACACCGCTGACTTCGCCCGCAAGCTGGTCACCGACCCTGAGAACACGCTGAAGCCGTTCGTTGAGACGGTGGCGATGCAGAAGGCTCAGGAACTCGTTCAGCAGCAGTTGAACCAGTACCAGACGCAGACCTACGTTTCGTCCTTGGAGAGGCAGAACGCCGACTGGCTGTACACGCCGGAAGGGCAGGTTTCGCCGGAAGGTCAGGCGATCCAGCAGTACATCGCCCAGGCCCAGCAGATCGGCATTCAGGACCCGCAGGCCCGTTGGCAGTACGCCACCGGAATGCTTCAGCGTGACCTCCTGAACCTCCGCTACCAGCAGATGCAGGGCCAGCTTGCCCAGGCGCAGCCGCCCGCACCGCAGCCGCAACAGCCGCCGGTTGCCACACAAGACATGCAGTTCCTGCGGGAGCGCGCAACCCGCGCCCCCAACAGGAGCGGCGGTACTACTGAGCCTCGCGCACCGCGTGCGAGGATGAGTTTTGAAGAGCGTTTGAAAAACCAACTCGCCGCAGACGGAGTAATCTGATATGGCCAGTTCGACCGATTGGGCACGTTCCATTGCAACGACGATTGTCAACCACCTTCGGGAGGAAGAGATCGCATCGCTGCGCAAGTACAAGCTGTTCTCCATGCTGGAAGGCAGCGGCAACGTCCGGATGAACATGTCTGGGCGCGGGTTCGACTGGGAGATCCAGTACCGCAACCACAGGCCGTCCGGGAACAACGGCGAGACTCCGCGTTCCTTCAGCAGAGAGAACCTCTGGAAGAAGGCCGAGAGCGAGTACCGTGGCTATCAGGTCACGGATGCCATCTTCCGCAAGGAGATGTTGGAGAACCGCAGCGCGTCGGCCCTCGTTAACGTGGCCGGCAAGCTCGCTTCTCGTCTGCTCACGTCGATGGAACAGTACATCGCCAAGGAATGGGTTCAGGATGGAAACCTGACGGCCAACGCCCTCCGGTTCCATGGCATCGAATCGTTCATGGCCACGGACGGCACGGTGAACATCGCCACGGGTGCCAAGCGGTCGGCCAATGCGGCTGACATGTTCGGCTACCCCAGCGATTCGTACGCTGGCGTGAACACGGAGCTGGGCTACTACGGCGGTGCGCAGAACAGCGGCGTCTGGCCGAACGGCGACACCGACAGCGAGTACGACTTTTTTTCTCCCGTGGTCTGTAACTTTACCTCCACGGCGTTCGGCTCCAACACTTGGAGCAACAACTGCGTGAAGGCGATCCGTGAGGCGATCCACCAGACCCGTCGTAACGATACGAAGGAGGATCAGGTGGACCTCGTTCTTCTGGACCGCCGGCTGTACATCGACCTGATGAACACGCTGGACTCCAAGGAGCGGGTGATCATCAGCCGTCAGAACGGCCTGCGGAGCTACGGCTTCACGGACGTGTTTGAGATCGACGGCGTGGAGGTTTCGTCGGAGAATAGTGTACCGGCGAACACTGGGTACGGCCTTGCCATTGGCAACGTCGAACTCCTGTGCATGAACGGATCGCTCTTTGAGAGCGAGGGCCCGTTCTACGACGAGGTCACGCAGCAGTACCGATATGTGGTCTCTCATCTCGGCAACCTCAAATGGAAGTCGCCGAGGAACTTCTTTAAGCTCACTTCCCTTGCCTAATCACACAGAGGTGTAAACAGATGAGTCTCCAGATTGATCCTCCGTTCTCGCTTGGCCAGACGCTTGGCGTCACCTCTGCGACCGATGGTGCCCAGTGGGTGGGCGTTGTGAAGCTGTTCCCCGACGTGAATCCCCAGACCGGGGTGGTGCGTTCGGGCCGCGTGAAGAAGTGCATTGCCGTCCGCAATAGCTCTGGTTCGACGCTCTACGGCAAGCGGGCCGTGGCGTTCTCCAGCGACAGCTACACGGCGGTGAGCGGCTACAAGCGGGTGACCGGCGACCAGATCGCCGGCATCAGCGACGAGTTCCTCCCGGCTGCCGGCGTGGTGGCCAACGACGTGTTCTGGGTGACTGTCGAAGGTCCTTCGGCGGTCGAAGTCCGTGAGACGGTTGCGGTGGGCGACTTCCTGGCCCACAACGTCACGGCCCACACCACCAATGCCACCTCTTCGGCTGGCACGGGCGGTCAGGCCGCGACGACGAGTGCGACTGGCGCTGCGGGCTCGCCCAAGGGTTCGGTCATCGGCCGCGTGATCTCTGGCACCACCAACACCAGCCCGGTTGTGGCGCTGGTTGACATTGCTTAGGAGCATCCATGAGCGACTACAGAGCGAAGCTTGTCGTCGGCCTTGCCGACGAGGCGGTTGGCGGGCGGCTGCACAATGCCGTTCGTCATCTGACGGGCAGTGATTCGGCGCTCACGGTGTCTCCCACTAGCCTTGTGCTTGGTGCCACCAGCAGCAGCGTCGGATTCTTTGGTGCGGCGGTGACGGCGAAGCCGGCGGGGGTGACGCTGAACAGCGCCACCGCTATCGCCAACGCCCTTGCCAACCTGGGTCTGATTGCAACGACGACGCCGTGATCAACGCCCTTCAGGGGGCTTACGGGGACGGCCTGGGCTGGCAACGGCTCAGGCCGTTTTCATAGATGGACCTCATTGATCTGTTGCTTATGACTGAGCAGCCTGCGATCCAAAATTTGGATTACCTGCGCCAGTTGATCCAAGAGGTCAGGGGGCAGGCCCCCATGGCCGACGCGGAGAGCCTGCGCATGTTGCATGGCTACGGCATGGGCACCGACGCAATGACCAACAAACAGGGGGAACGGTGACATACCGAAGCTGGACATCGCAACTCACCGCGGATGGCGGCGTAGCCAGAAGGTTTCTGGACGGCAACCAAGAGCAGGAAACCTACTCCCCGCCGCAGCAGAACGCTCCGCAACAGTCATACAAGCCCCGGCTCATCAACCCCAGCCAAGTGACCATGGCTGGCGCTCCGCAGCGGGACACGCCCTACACTAAGCCTGACATGAGCCGCTACTCTCCCGGCCGCGCGCAGCCCATCCAGCCGCAGTCGCAGGGCACCCAGTACGGGCAGCCTCAGCAGCCAGACAGGTTCCCGTACGGCGGGCCCAAAGCCCCTACCGTCCCGCCGCAGCCGCAAAGGATTCCGTACGGTCGCCCGCAAACGCCCCAGCAGCCAACGGCGACCGGCGCGCCGTACAATGGCGGGTTCATGTCAAGGTACGCAGACGGCACAAGCCCGCAGACAATGGCTGCCTACCCAGATGTCGTTGCTCCCTACACCCAGCCCGGCGTCAGCGGGTTCGGCCCAGGCAGCCCCCAGACCTCGCCATTCTCTGCCGTGGCCTACGGCTTCGACGGCACGCCGATGGAACCCGCCCAGTTTAGCAACCAGCGGGATGCGCTGATCCAGCTCCTGAACGATGACAACGCCCGCTACCAGATGCAAAGCGGCATCGGCCAGCGACCCGGCGCAGCTCCGCAGTCACCGGACATCGCATCGTTGTGGAGCCAAGCTGGAGACATGGTGAACGACGGATGGCGGAATCCCCTGACGGGCGGCACGCCGATGGGGAGGATGAACAGCAACTTTGCTGGACAGCCACGCTCACCCCAGATGCAGGGAATGGCATCGCAGGGCTGGATGTTTTAGCGTTTTGCGGTTGCGCGCTAATGCTGTAAACTTGTCCACCTAACCGTGGAGACTGCAAGTGAAACAGCAATTCAATGTCGGATTTGTCACTTTTAGCTACGGCGGGAATGGCGGGATTTCTTCCGAAGTCCCAAACATCCGTGAATGGATGACGCCGCTCGTCACGGAAATCTCCCGTGACCCGCGGATTGAAAACATCCGCATCTGGAACCTCGCCGACACGCCGATCACCATGACCCGCAACCGCGCCGTCTTGCAGGCCCGCGAGACGAAGTGCGATGTCCTTGTGATGATCGATTCCGACATGTACCCGGATATCGCCATGGGCCAAGAGGGGTCGAAGCCGTTTTTTCAGTCTTCCTTTGACTTTTTGGTGGACCACTACCACAAGGGCCCTGTTGCCATCGGCGCGCCATACTGCGGCCCACCCCCGGTGGAGTGTTGCTACATCTTCCGGTGGCAGAACAGGGAATCTTACAACGCCACGCCGGATTTCCAATTGGAGATGTACGACCGACACACGGCCGCCAGCTTGGCCGGAATCCAAGAATGCGCTGCTCTCCCGACTGGTCTGATCATGTACGACATGCGGTGCTTCGATCTCACGGAGCCCAAGGACGACAACAGCAAGCCGTGGTTCTACTACGAGTGGAAGGACAAGTACGCCGCCGAGAAGGCATCCACGGAGGACGTGACGCAAACCCGTGACCTGTCCTTGGTCGGCGCTACGAAGCTGGGGTACAACCCGGTGTTCTGCAACTGGGACGCCTGGGCGGGGCACTGGAAGCCGAAGTGCGTGGGCAAGCCTGCCATCCTTTCAGCCAGTAGCGTCGGTCACAAGCTGAAGGACGCTTGGGGCACTGGCTACGAGAACAACGTGAAGGTCGTTGATCTGCGGCCCTCGCCAGAGATGGCCCGCAAGCTGCCAAAAGTGGCGTTCGACAACATGGGCATGGAATTGGTTCCGCGTGACGTGGAGTCGATTCGTCGGCTGGTGGCTGATTTCAAAAACATCTACGGGCACGCTCCCTCTGTCTTGGAGATTGGCTCTTGGGCTGGCAACTCCGCGTTGACGTTCCTGAACGCCGGCGCGCGGCAGGTCCATTGCGTGGATCACTGGCTAGGCAACGAGAGCGACGATGGTACGCGGCAATACGACGGGTCTAGGGGCGATCCGCTGGACGTGTTTAAGAGGAACGTGGCCGGCAAGCCGATCACCCACACTGTCGGTGCCAGCCCGCACATCGCCTCAAAGTTTGAGGAAAAGTCCTTCGACATCGTCTACATCGACGCGGAGCACACGGAGGATGCGGTCGCCAGTGACATAGCGGCCTGGGCTCCCAAGGCCAAGCAGTGGGTCGCCGGCCATGACTACGCCGCATTCCCCGGCGTGAAGAAGGCCGTGGACGCCTCCTGCAAGACGGTGCAGGTGGACGGGAACGTCTGGAGGACCAATGTCGAAAACGTGCATACAGTGCAAGCGGTCGTTTCCTGAGACTGAAGAGCACTGGCACAAATCCAAGGATGGATTTCATGGAAGATGCAAGAAGTGCCGCACCAAGCATGAGCGTGAGCGGCGCAGCCGCAAGGTCCAGAAGAAACTGGAAGGCTTGGAGAAGGGAGCGGTAGACCTATTTCTCGCAAGTGCCAAACTTGGGGGTGCGAATGTCCCTCACTCGTCGGAACTCGTCGAAGTGATCATGGAGTACTTCGGCGGTGTGCGGGGATTTGCCAACGCCTTTATGAAGCAGTTCTACGATTCGCCCGCAGGTGGTGCATTCCGAAACAAACAAATCGAAACTGTTGTCCGTTTGATCAGCCAGAACACTGCACTCGGCGGTGCCAAAAAGCCCTTGGAGCTGTGGACAGAAGAGGAGCTGGAGGGCGAGCTTCGACAGCGATTGATCGAAACGGCCATCACGTTGCAAGCCCTGCCATTGGAGAAACCCCATGAAGGCTATGTTGCGATTCACCCTGCCGGAGGAATCGGAGGAGCACCAGTTAGCCCTGGACGGGTGGAAGTGGCGGATAGTAGCGGAGGAAATGGACAACTTCCTCCGGAACAAACTGAAGTACGAGGCCCTGACTGAGGAGGATGACGCTCTCTACCAGTCAGTCCGTGATGAGCTTCAATCGCTGATCGACAACCAAGGGCTTGCGCTCTGGTGAGACGGCACCCGCCGATCCCGCCACCCCCTAAGCCAGAAGGGGACTTGTCAGCCGGCCTTACTCAGCACGCCCTCTCCCACTTGAAGGACGTGCAGATAGAGCTTGCAGAACGCCGGTTGGAAGCGTTGCGTTTGTACGAACCGATGCCGCTCCAGGATGAGTTTCACAAGTGCGTGGCTTCGGAGCGTATCCTGCTTGGCGGAAACCGGGGGGGCAAGACGCTTTGCATTAGCGTCGAAGCTGCGCGTGCCGCAACGGGCCAAGACCCATATGGCAAGTACCCAAAAGAAGACGGCAACTTGGTCATTATCGGGCGCAATTGGCCACATATTGGCATGGTGATCTACAAGTCGCTGTTCCGCCCGGGGGCGTTCAGGATCATCCGTGACGAAGAGACGGGTTATTGGAGGTCTTTTCGTCCGGGCAAGGATGAACACAGGCGGGCAGAGACGAAGCCCGCCCCTCCTCTGATTCCCCCGCGGTTCGTCAAAGACGTGTCTTGGGTCCTGAAGAACGCGCACTACATGCAGCGCGCGGAACTATTCAACGGATGGACCATCTACTGCTTTTCATCTGAAGGAGAGCCGCCGCAAGGTTTTCAGGCCGATGCCGTGTGGATCGACGAGGACGTTTCCAATGAGGCATGGATTGGCGAAATGCAGGCGCGTCTCGCTGACCGCAAGGGCCGATTCATGTGGTCGGCAATGCCGCACAGCAAAAACGACGCACTGCTTGGGTTGTGCGAGCGTGCGGAGAAGGAGGTGGAGGCCGGGACAGAAAACCCCATCATCAAAAAATTCACTCTCAGGTTCTTGGACAACCCGCACATCGATTCGGAAGAGAAGAAGAAGAACATCGAACGCTGGTCCGCGCTTGGCCATGACGAGCTGCGCATGCGTGCCGAAGGTGAGTTCACCACCGAATCGACGTTGATGTATCCGAACTTCAACCAGTCGGTCCACATCCTCCCCAGGGCTGAACTGCCGCAGGTTCCAGATGACTGGACGAAGTACGTTGCCATCGACCCCGGCCATACCGTCATGGCAACGCTCTTTGCCGCAGTTCCACCCGACGAAAAATTCTTGCTTTTCTATGACGAGCTGTACCTGCGGAACGCCAACGCCCTGATCTGGGGCGAGGAGTTTTGCAAGCGCGCCAAGACCCAAAGCATCCGCTCGCTCATCATGGACATGCACGGCGGCGCGCTGCGTGACCTGGGATCAGGCCGGTTGCCCCATGAGTTGTATTCGGAGCAGCTCCGCAAGCACGGGTTTAAAGCGGAGATCACAGGCACCTCGTTTATCCCAGGTTCGGATGAC